ACGCCGCCGTGCAATATCGAAGCCTGACTCGCCAGACCGCACCAGCCGTTGAGCCTGTGACGCTCGCAGATGCCAAGGCCCACCTACGGGTTGATACGGCCACTGACGACGCCTACATCGGGTCGCTTATCACGGCGGCCCGCGAGTGGGTCGAGCAGTATCTGGACCGCACGCTGGTGCATACGCAGTGGGTGATGCGGTTCGACCGCTTCCCACCTGACGGCACGCACGACATTGAGCTGCCACGCCCGCCGATGGCAACGGCTGGCACGACCACGGCGGTGGCCCTGACGTTCACCTTCGAGAACGGCACCACGGCGACCTACTCGACGGCCAGCTACCGCGTGGACCGCGACGGCGTGCCGGGCACCGTGAAGACTTTGTACGGCCAGACCTGGCCGCCGCACCTGCAGGATGACAACGCCATCAGCGTGACCTGGTGGGGCGGATACGGGGCCAGCGGCACGAGTGTGCCGGCTGCGATCCGGCACGCCATGCTGATGCTCGTGGGCATGTGGTACGAGCGCCGGATGGCGGCCGACTCCATGAGCGGCAACGAGATTCCGTTTGGCGTGAAATCCCTGCTCGACTCACAACGCTGGGGCTCTTACCGATGAGCAACACTGTATCCGGCACGATTTCCGTAAACGTCGAGTTCCGCGACACGACCACGTCTACCGGTGTGCAGTCACTGAAGACAGTCACGCTGCGTGATGCTACGGAGTACACCACAGGGAAGGTGGCGATCATCACCGGCACGGCTGGCACTTCTGCCGTGAACCTGGGAACGCTCGGCACCACCACATACAGGAACGCCAGCGGCAGCGTCGTTTCATTTAGTGCGGTGACACGGCTTGCGTTTTCATGGAGCGGCAGCAGCGAGCGTGTTTTGAACGAACAGGGCGGCACGTACTTTGTTCTGCGTTCTAAGGCTGGCAGCGTGGCCGTCACAGATGTGCCTGCGTCCACTGTTACCCCTGAGATCAGCACCGGCACAGGCACAGGCACCTACACCATTGTGCTATACGGCCCGACATGATTGACCCCGGCAAACTCCGCGAGCGGGTGACGGTGCAGCAGGCGTCTGCGGCGCGCAACAGCCTAGGCGAAGCCGTGCTGTCGTGGAGCGACTTTGCCGAAGTGTGGGCAAGCGTTGAAGGCGTCTCGGCCCGCGAGGCGTTGATCTCTGGCCAACAGGAAACGACCGTGAGCCACCGCGTGCGGCTCCGCTACCTGCCGGGCCTGACGAGCCAGCACCGTTTCTCGTGGCGTTCCCGCACGCTGGAGATTGTCAGCCTGCTCGAGCACGGCAACCGCAGCGAGCACGAGGCTATTTGCCAGGAGCAGGTGGCGTAATGGCGATCGTCGCAGGTGAGCCGCTCATCAAGTTGGCCGTGGGCCGTGGCAAGTCTGCCAAAGCTCTGTACGCGCTCGCGCCGCTAGATGACGTGATTACTGAGTTGAAAAAGCTAGACGATGACATTTCCAACAAGTACCAGCGCAAGGCCCTGAAGAAAGCCGCCGTGCCAGGCAAGCAAGCCCTAGAAGCCAACGTGCGAGCGATTGGCCAGGTGACGGGCAACCTTCTGGCCAGCATCACCGAGAAGGGCAAGAGCTACACGAACAACAAGTTCAAGGTGCCGGTGTCGGTCATCGTCATCGGATTTCGACGCCCTGTCGGTGGCGGTGCTCAGCGGACGGCCGAGACGGCTTTCGGTGGCTCTGTGATGAAGGGGCCGAACCGGGCCTATCACTCGCACCTGGTCGAGTTTGGAACGAAGGGCCGCCGCACGCCTGGCAAGAGCCGAGTGGTGAAGCGCCGCCGCGTGATCCTTGACGGGCGGATCATCACGCAGCGCGAGCGCCGCAAAGAGCAGCCGCAGAACAATCCACGGCAGATCCTGTCGTCATTCAACTACCGGCGTGGCAAGGGCTCTTGGCAGGGACGCTACCCCATCGACTTCATTGCCACGGGCTCAGTGGCCCCGATGCCTGCCCTTCGTCCACTGGAGCGAGCATTTAATCAATCCCGTGGAGCGATGAAAAGCATTCTGGACGTTGAGATGCGCAAGGCTTTGGCGGCTGGGCTTCGTGCTCAGGAACGCCGAAACAAGGCAGGCGACAAATGAAAAGCCCCGAAGCCGTTCTCCGTAATGCACTCGTGACCACGACGGCCGTATCGTCCGTGGTGTCGAACCGCGTGTATCCGCTGCTTGCCCCGCAGGCCGCGCCGCTGCCCTTTATCACCTACCGCCGCACGGGCATCCGCCGGGCACAGACGCTAGGCGGCCCGATGGGTGTGCCGCAGGTGAGCGTGGATTTCGACGTGTACGCCACGACCTACGAAGGGGCTCGTGACCTGGCCGACCGCTGCCGCTCCGTTCTGGATGGGTACGGGGGAACCTTCGACAATACGGTGGTACAGCAGACTTCGCTCGAAAACGAACAAGACGATTTCGTGCAGCTGGCCGGGGCGGACATGCCGCCTGTGTACAGCGTGAAACTTTCCTTCGACATCTGGTGGCAGGAGACATAGGCACATGAGCACCCCGCATGCCGGCTCGGGTACATTGCTGACGTTCCCAGGTTTCACTGGCAGCGTTACAAACATCACGTACACCCTGAACGACGTTACTGGCGATGACACCATCGACATCAGTCACCTTGGGCTAAGTGCCGGTGCTTCAGTGTTGACGCTCTCTCGCCCGCTGAAGGGTTCCGCGACCGACACTGGCCGTGAAGTGCAAGTGGATTATATCGGCACTGGATTTCTTTCAGACGGCGCTACCGGAACGCTCGGCATCACTGGTGGACTGGCGTTGTCTGCAAGTGCCACGGTGCAAAGCTCGTCTGTGACGCTTGCCGTAAATGACGTTATCCGGGGCAGCGTTACCTTCCGGGTTGCCCGCTAACCCACGGGAGGCCATCCCGTGGCGACTTATAGCACCAGCGTCTCGGTGACTTGGGGCGTCGTGCCCTTCACTGAAGTTGTTGGCCTAGATTGGACCTACGGCGGCGGTGCTCCCAAGGGCCGCAGCGTCGTGTGGACCGATGACGCTGGCAGCGTCTCCGTCACCACGCTGGCGGGTGCCAACACGAGCACGGACGAGTACGGCCTGCGCAAGCAGCTGGTGATTTCCGGCGGCGGCCAATCCTTGACGAGCCAGGCAGTATGGGAGTCGCTGAGCGTCTCGAATGAAGTCAACGGCGTGACCCGTTACACGGTGACGTTCAAACTTTTGGACAACTGACACATGCCACTGACACGGGAACAGATCGACGCAGCCGACGACGCCAAGATCATCAAGGTGCAGGCATTCGGCGGCGAGTGCTGCCTGAGGCTGATGAGCGTAGGCGAACGAGACTCCTACGAACTCAAGCTAGTCGAGGCCGGCGGCAAGGCCATCCCAGACTTCCGCTCGGAGCTCTTGAGCCGCACGCTGTGCGACGAAAAGGGCAACCTGCTGTATCCAGGCGACGAAGGCGTGGAAGCCTTGAAGCGCCGCAGTAGCGACCAGATGCACAAGCTGTGGCAGGCGGCCATGAAGCACAACGCACTGACAGAGGAGGAGATTAAGAGACTAGCGGGGGAATGAACGCCCGTCCGACGCTTCAATTCAAAATGCGTCTGGCGGGCCACCTGGGAAAGACACTCGCCGAAATCGACCAGATGGATTCGCGGGAGTTCTCTCGGTGGCTAGCGTTCTCCAGGTGGTTCTCTCCGCTGGCTGACAGTTGGACGCAAACCGGGATGCTGGCAAGCGCGATGCTTGCACCGTACTGCCCACGTGGCAAGGTGCCATCGGCAAGCGACTTCATCCCGATCGAAGACAAGGCACCGAAGCATCCGAATCAGATACGCGAAGTGCTCGAGCAGATGAAGCGAGACTTGGAAGGCTGAGATGGCAACCGTAGGACTAGGCTTTCAACTATCGGCGAATGCCACGCAGATGTCTGCGGGCATCAACGCTGGCGTAGTGGAGTTGCAGAAGCTGGGGTATGCCGCCAAGAGAACGCAGCAAGATGTCTCGACGCTGAAGACCATCGAGCTGTCGCGGGTCTTCGTCTCTGCGATCCAGTCTGTGGCCGGCTCGTTCACGTCGTTTGTGGCCGGGGCCGCGTCTGCTGTGGCCGCCGTGGACGATCTCAGTAAGCGCACTGGCGTGTCTACGCAGACGCTCCAGTCATATCAGTTCGCAGCCGAGCAGTCTGGCGTGAGCGTCGAGGCGTTCGGCAAGGGCATTCAGAAACTCGGCATCAACCTCGGCGAAGCCCAGACGGGAAACAGGTCTGCGATTAAATCCTTCGCGGACCTTGGGCTGTCGATTCGTGATCTGGCCCAGCTTTCTCCAGAACAGGCATTTGAAAAGGTGGCGGCGGCGATTTCGCAGCTGCCTAACCCGGCGCAGCAGGCAGCGGCAGCCGTCAGCCTGTTCGGCAAGAGCGGCGCAGAGCTCGCGCCTCTGTTTGCTGAGGGCGCTGGCTTTCTCGCCGAGATGCGAACGCAGGCTGAGGGGCTTGGCCTGGTGCTCGGCGACACGCAGGTGCAAAACCTCGCCCAGCTCGATGATTCCTTCGGCGTGCTGAGTGCCACCGTGCAGGCGTTTAAGCAGCGGGTGACGGCTGATCTGGCCCCGGCACTTACCGAAGCGTCGAGATCTGCGGCCGAGTTCATCGCGGCCATTGACGTGCAAGCCGTAGCCAAGGCAGCCGAGGGTGCGATTGCCAGCCTGGCTGACGCAGGCCGGGTGCTCGGTGAATCGTTCCTCATCATCTACAAGGCCGCAGCCCCGCTGGCCAGCGCCGTGCTGCCGATTGTGGCCGACACGCTGTCAGTCATTGGCAAGAACATTCAAGGGGCTGCCGTTGGTGCGATTGCTGCGGCAACCGCGTTTGGTGCCTACAGCCTTTCGTGCGTGTCTGCGACGGCTGCCACGGCAGCCCTGTCTGCGGCTGTCACCACGCTGCTTTCCCGCACTGGCGTTGGCTTACTGGTTGTCGTTCTTGGTGCCGTCGCTGGCACGTACATCAACATGGCGGCTGCCGCAGGTGATGCCGCTGACACAAGCACTGCAGCCGCCGACAGAATCACGCAGGCTATCGCAGAGACAAAGACGCAGATTGACGCTGCCACAGGTGCGGCAAAAGAGTTTGGCGTACAAGCGGAGTTGGCCTTCAAGCTGCCTGCCGAGATCACCGACGCCACAATCATTCAAGGAACGGTAGACGAGGCTACGGCAGCGTTTCGCAAGTTAGCCCAAGAGGCTGGCGGCCTTGCGGCTGTGCCGCAGGAAGTCGTTGACGCTTTCGACACGCTCACGACAGACGTTGAAAACATCAACGCCGGCCTGGTTGAAAGCGCCGCCGGCCAGCAGTTCGTGGCTCAATCGGCAAGCGAGTTGCTGACGACCATCAACAACATCACTGCGGCACGGGCGGAAGAGAAGAAGGCCACCGATGCCGTTGCGGACTCAGCCCGCAAGGCCAGCGAAGAGGCGAGCAAGCGCGTGCAAGGGCTTGTTGACTCAGGCATCACAGACGCGGAAAAGTCTCGGTTTGAATACACCAAAGACTTGCTGGCGATTCAGCAGACCATTGCCGACGCTGAAAAGGCATTGGCAGACGCTAGGAAAACCGGAGACGCACAGGCAATCTCTGCGGCGCAGCAACGGCTCGC